AAGCAGCAGGTTGGAAAACTCCAGCTCTCAATGCTCCAAGAGGTAACATCTTTGACGAGAACTACAGAGTTCAATGGACTGGTCCTAATTACTTAATATGAAAGATTTTATAACTTATAGTGATACCAATCCTCACCCTAAGTGGGAGAAAGGTTGGTATTCAAAAGCTAGAAAGTACCCACCGATAACAGACTTCGATGGATTCGAATGTATTGAAGAAGTGACAGTTTGGGACAAAGTAGAATTTGATATGCCAAGTCATACTTATGTTCTCAATGGTGCTGGTCACTTATGTGGTTACTTCATTCGTAATAACATTGATAGAGATCATTGGGTTGAGTTTGGTAGACCCGGATCCTTCAGTAAGACAAGAAGAAAGTTCAAGAAAGTGAAGATCGGATATCTTCCAATGAGTTTATGAATAGACCAAAATGTCAAGTACCGGGTTGTAATAAAAACGCACATAATACAAATACAACTTTGAAACCTAGATGGAGAAAATCATCATGGGTTGCTGAGAAGTATAATGTTGAAGGTTATGTTTGTAGTAAACATCATTTTACAAAAATTGCTAATGATAACGGATTTGAGAAACTTAGTAGCTTTTTGAATACTTACCACCCTTATAAAAAATATAGAAAGACATATTGTGAAAACATTGATGGTAGGTTGGGTTTCAAATGTACAACAACTATTATTGATCCAGAATGGCAATTAGATTGTGATCACAAAGATGGTGATCCGTCAAACAATAGTGAGGATAATCTACAAACTTTGTGTAAGTGTTGTCATGCTATAAAAACTAGAGATAGTAAAGATTATGCAACACCTGGTAGAATAACATTAAAGGTAGCTTGAAACCGCTGGTACCCTTTTTGTATAATATGTACATAATGAAAAATAGAGGTTAAAAAAATATGGATAATGCAATATTATTTAAACCCTGTATCGAAGGTTCAACACCTCCTGCAGGTTCTCACCGTCAAGGACAGATACGAGCAAGCTTTGCTGATCTAAGAGAAATGTTTGGTCAACCAGCGTTTCAAGGTTACGGTGATTTTGTAACAACAGAATTTGTGATTGATTATGAATATTACAACAAGACATTGGAAGAAACAGAGTACGGATCCTTTTGTTTATACGATTGGGGTTATGCTCGTGACTTTAAAAACGATTATGAAACTATCAATTGGAATGTGGGTGGACACAAACTTCTTGATAGCATCGCAGCTGATCATGCTGTTAGACTTTTTAATAATACTGACATTCGTTATGCTTATGACGGATCAGTTTTGGCTCATGCTAATTGGCATGAAGTCTAGAGAGAGGAATTCCCGAGTGGTATTTCGTAAATTGGGTTTCGTGATGATATATACTGTAGCAAGTGAAATTTCCCTAAGTGTACTGACTTCCTCTCTCACCCTTTTAATTATATAGTATGGAGGAATGATGGAAGTTTTTTTATTACCAATTGGTTTTCTTATTTGGTTTGGAATAATCTTTTGGGTACTTTGGTATATCAAAAACTTTCCAGAACCACCAAATGATAAATAAGACTATGACAGAATTTTCTAAAAAAGAACTGGAAAACTCAAAACGAATTTTTAAGTCAGCTACACCTAAGTACACTTTGGATTGGTACATCAAGTGGTTGGCATCAGGCTTTGTATTGGCAGCAATGTCTATACGAGGTATTCCAGAACTTCAATATCTAGATTTATTATTATCAGTTATTGGAGTATTCGGTTGGTTGATTGTATCTGTTCTCTGGAAAGACAGAGCGTTAATTATTGTAAATGGAGTCGGACTTATGTTCCTTATCAACAACCTAATCCAAAATATATTATGAAAAGATATCAAGCTATAATGATAGCAACAACCGTTGCAACAGTAATCTACTACAACTATTCAATCAAGGATACTGTAGAAGAAATTCAAGAAACGATTGAATCGACAAATGAGATTGTTAAAGAGATTCAAGTAACACTAGACAATACACCATACGGACTAACAAATGATTATCATTGTCTAGCATCAAACATCTATTGGGAAGCACGCAATCAATCACTAAGTGGTAAAGTCGCAGTAGGACAAGTTGTTCTAAACCGAGTTGACAGCGAGAGGTTTCCTGATACAATATGTAATGTGGTTACACAAACAAAATTTTATCCAAGTGGTAGAATAGATTTACACGATTGTCAATTTAGTTGGTATTGTGACGGCAAGTCAGATGTACCGTTAGAGAATGAAATGAGTATATATGAAGAATCATTCGAACTAGCTGTAGAACTCCTGGAGAATCGACCTATGGACTTTACAGAGGGTGCTACACATTATCATAGTACTAAAGTAAATCCTTATTGGGCTGACTCTCTAGAAAGGGTAACAAGAATTGATGATCATATTTTTTATAGGAGATAGATTATGGGTTATATGAATTTGGGTTCATCTATGAGATATGGACCAAGTGGTAAAAGAAGAAAGACTAGTGCATGGTCAACTAAAAAGAAAACTCCACCAGTAAGAACATCAATGAAACCTGATCAAAAAACACTTGATCGAATGAAAGCAGCAGAAGAACATAGAGAGAAATATCCTTCAATGATATCGACAGGATATACTCCAACTAAATATGATGATTCTTATAAACAAGAAGTATCGAAAAACTATACAGTAGCGATAGGATATAACAAAGGTGCTTATCAAGTTATACCAAAAAATGAAATAAAGAGCATTGGAAAATAAAAAAAGTTATATATAATTAAATGGCAGTTAAAAAAACAAAAAAGAAATCAGTTAGAAAAACAAGAGCACAAGTTAAAACTCTTGACGAACAATACATAGGTTCTGAACCTGGTGTTGACTTCTTTGAGGAAGGTGGTAACTTATCTGCTTATTTCAACTGGTATAATTATATGTACGATAGGAAGAAGGCGAATCAAGTCATAATTTCTTATGCGAAAAAGTTTGGTTACAAAAACGCACCGAAGTTTGCAAGAATGTTTCTACCTACTACCTTAGCTGCCATAATCACAGGTATAGAGAATAAAGTTAAGTTTCCTAAACATAAAGACTTTTCAGAAGATGATGGTCTTGCAGGATACACAAAGTACATTCATCAAGAATTAAGAAGTTGGAATAAGACTGCACAAGAATTATCAGCTGAGCATTTAAATACTGATATGGTAGTCAAAAAGAAAAGAGTATCCGTTCAAGAGAATATTAATAACAAAGGACAATCACTATTAGGTGAAGTTGATTATGCTATTGATACATGGGATGTTAGAGAGTTTGATATGTATAAGTATCTTACTGAACAGAAAGCTTCTTCTGCAGTAGCTAATTCTATTGTCAATGAATGGGACGATATAATTAAGGAATTAAAAGAAGCAAAGACAGGAGAGTGTAAACAACTCAAAGAAGGATATAGTCACTTGTCAAAAAGTGAACTAGATAATTTCTACAACTTTGTACTGAAACTTAAAACTGATACAGAACGATATGTGGACAACAATAAACCTGTGAGAAAACCTAGAAAGGCAAAAGCGATCAATGCTACTAAAGCAGTATCTAAGTTAAACTTCTTAGATCATGATCCAGAGAATAGAGTTAAATCAATCGACCCTAGTAAAATCATAGGTTGTAAACAGTTATGGGTCTTCAACAGTAAGACTAATGAAATGATACAGTATGATCAATTAGATCGTGCAGGACTATCAGTTAAAGGTACAACCATACAGAATTTCAATCCCAAAACATCAGGTAGTAAAAAACTTGGTGTCAAAACAGATCATTTCATAGATCGTGTTTTGATGGGTGGTCCAATTGTACTAAATAAGATTATGAGCGAGATAAGTTCAAAGTCTAGTAAGGTTACAGGACGAATAAATAATAATATGATATTACTAAAGGTGGATTAAATTATGACTATAGATTATAGTAGAATACCAAGTGATGCTTCTCCAGTTGAAATCTTAACTGCAGCATCTAAACAAAAATCAAAAAAAGATAAAATAGAACTCCTAAGAAAATATGAGAATCACCCAGGATTCATGCATATACTTAGAGGTGCCTACGCAGACAATATTGAATGGTTAGTACCTGACGGTGACTTACCTGAAGGTGTTGTCCCTAGTGCAGCTGTCTCAGTTGACACTGCAGAAGATAGATTGATAAGAGCACATAGAAACTTTCAATACTTAGTGAAAGGTGGTGCTGATGTTAAACAATCAAGGAGAGAAGAAATCTATTTGAATATGTATAGATCACTTCACAGCTCAGAAGCTGAACTTCTTAAATCAATCATAAGTAAAAAAATACCATACAAAGGAATAACTAAATCATTAGTAGCAGAAGCTTTTCCTCATGTTTGGACAGAAAAAGTAAAGGCTTCGTAATAAATACTAATATGAGTAATAAATTAGGATTGACATTAGAAGAACGCACGGTGTTTTATAATACACCTGACGGAAAGAAAGTAGCTGAACTTAGACAGTTTGATCCTGTCTTGGGACTACTATCATTACACGATCCTATGAAGAATACTCAGATTGAATTTTTATGGGACTCAAAAACCGAAACATGGAAAGGTATCGGAGTCCAATCTGGTTATACAGCAGAAGTAACTATCGAGACACCTATCACAAAAAAAGTAGATAGTGATGTCCCTGCTAAAGCAACTAGCGTGTCAAGATTTCCAAGTTAGATAATGGTTGTGGGTGAGAATTTACCCGACAAGGTATTACATAATGAGAAATCAATAACTTCAAATAAGGAGGTGATCAGTATTGTTGTCATGAAGGTAACGAAAACATTAATCACTTATAGGAGGACACGAAATAGAGCTTGACCAAAACCAAGTTCGATAGTAAAATTAATATATGAATCGGAATTGGGAAATCGATTCCGATTCATTTTAACTAACCATTTATTATGACAGGAGAAAAAAAATGGAAACTAAAGTACTAACCGTACAAGACTTAGCTGGAGTTGTCTCCATCATTGATGTATGCTCAGGTAGAGGTGCATTCAGAGGTGAAGAACTAGCTGGAGTCGGAAGACTTAGAGAATCATTTCTTGCTGAGGTGAGGGAACAACAAGGTGATGCGGAAGCACCAGCTGCTGTTGATACACCCGTAGCAGATGCTGAAGCAGAAGAAGAATCCTCTAGCTAATATCGATATAAGTGAGAGGGATTCATATCCCTCTTTCTTTTAATTAACAGACACGAACATGCCAACGAAATTAAAACCATCAGCAGAAGTAAGAGACAGAGCAACCGGTAAGGTTAAAACTGAACATTACTACATTAAGAACACATCAAAAAAAGAGTTGTTTGAAGAATTAAATAAAGACAACACTAAACCCAAAGTCAAACAAAAGATTAGAAACGAATTAACTAGGAGAGGTATCAGAATAGTAATGGTACCTAAAGAAGTGTAATGGTTTGGGTACCACTTAAAAACGGATCCGGTCAAGTTGTCAAAGACATCAAATTAAAAGCTCCTGCAGGTGCAGAAGTTAACAAAGGTAATGATAAGATCACATTACAAAAAGATAAAACATTTACTGTTACACATAATAACAGACTTGGCATAAATAGATATAAGATTAATATGTCAGGTGGATATCATACTACTAACAGTGCAATCAGAAAAACTAAAGAAAGACCAGGTTGGGAAGTAGTAGGTGGATTTCATTCACCAGAGAAACTAGCAAAGATTCAAGGATCAGATAAAGTTGATCCGGATGCTAATAAAGAAAGATCAAAAAGAAAGTCTTTCTGGAAACAAGATAACAAACCTGGTACACATAGTTATCAACAAAAGAAACGATTAAGTAAAAAAGAAGAATTTAAAAAATTCTCAGAGTATTTCGAAAATGAGTGAGATTAACGATTTTGGATTTACCGCGGTAGATCAAGACGAACTAAAAACCAAGACAGGTGAAGATGCTAGTATTGGTAAAGAAGTAGCAGAGAAACTTGAAGCTGTTGCTAAGTCTTCTGCTGGTCAAGCAAACTCAGCACAGATAGAAGAACTTGATTCTAAAGTTGACTTACTATCTAAACTAGTCTCCAAAACATTAGGTGAACTAGAAGATCATAAAGAAAGTTTATCAGCTATTGACTCACAAAAAGAATTAGATTTTAAAGACAGATTAATCGAATGTGAAAAACTCATTCTACCTTTATTGCAAAACTTAATGAAGAATGAAGATAAAGAATACATCTATTGGCCAAACAGAAAGGCTATCATACAACAACAGATTGACAGATTACAAAAAATCACTAGATAGTGCTTGTAACCACAGGTACCCTTTTGATACAATAATTATATTATGACATCATACATAGCTATACAAATGATTTCTTACTTAGGATTAGTAGTAGCAGCCGTCTACTTCTCATTCAAGAGTGGTGAGAAATCAGGTTCTATGTATATGTTAGAATATCTAAGAAAGAACAAGTATGAGAATGCCATGGGTAATCAAATACCTTTCTTAGATGATACAGGTTTCAATCGTTTCATGGAACACATGAGACAGGAGAAGAAGAAAAGAGATAATGAGTAGGTTTACAATTAATGGTGATGTCGGTGATGTTTTCATTAGAATTACAAAGGATCGTGATGTACAACTTATCTTTGGTGAAGATGATGATTCTATCTATCGTGAAGTCGATTGGGAAGGACATGAAGTCTACAAGGCGGGTGTGCAGTTTGCTATGATGTTAGATTCTTACTTACGAAATAGTAAAGCATTAGATGATCTAATAACAACATCAGCTACAGGTAGTATTCCTGCTGAACTAATTGGTAGAGATTTATTACCAATCATGTTAGCTGGTGCTGGTCTAGAAGAATTTAAAGACTTTCAATTAACTCAAGAAGAACAAGAAGAAGAACCTAAACCTAAATATACAGATAATATAATACAATTTAAAAATAAGGATAAAAAGAATGAAGACGAGTGAAGTCTATAATGACAAACTACATAGAGGTAAACCAAGAGGATATTATGATCCGTCACCAATAGAAGTGTTTTTTACAAAGGTTGGACAAGCAATATTTAAGTTCACCGATGATAATCAACATAAGACACAAATGACAGATGAAGATTGGATTACTCATTGTGACGCAGCGAATAAGTGTGTCAGGTTTGGGACATTATATGGTCCTAAAAGTATTGAAGATTTTAAACCAGAAGAACTAGAAATAGTTAAAAGATTTGTAGGAACAAAAAAACAATGGATCTAAAAACAGAGATAGAAATTCTTAAAGATAATATTTCAGAGATGCAACGACAACTTCAACAAGCTCATGTAAGAATCAAAGAACTTGTAAAAGAGAATGGTAATACTCAAGAAGAACTTATAAAAGAAAGACAATTCATTCAGGAGATCACTGGTGAACAGAAAAGAGTTTCAGAGAAACTTGAGTCTAAGATGAATGACTACATGAGTAGTATACCTGATGTTGTAGATTCAAAACCACAAGTATTAAAGGAAGGTGAATGACAAACGCTTGGAGAAAGAAAGGTCTAACTAGAAGAAGACTAAATGCTCTAACAAGATTAGAGAGTGTAAAAGAACCCAATGAAAGACAACTCAAAGAAATTGAAGTCTTAAAAGAAAGGACTAAGCATGCCAACTTATGATTTTCTAAATACAGAAACGAATGAAGTAGAAGAACACTTCATGACGATATCTCAGAAAGAACAATATCTGAAAGATAATCCTCACATGAAACAACACTACACTAAAGTTCCTGGTATAGTATCTGGTACTATATCAGCAGGTAATATTGACAATCATGGTTTCAAAGAAGTATTACAGAAAGTTGGTGAAGCACATCCGAGTGGAGCAGTAGCTAGAGAACACACTAGAAGAACAGCTAAAGAAGTTAAGACTAGAGAAGTTGTAGAAAAACACGCAAAGATACAAGCAAGGAATAATAAGAAAAATGTTTAATCACTTGAAAGGTTATGAGTCCGTACAATTACCTACAGAAAATATAGACGGAAAAAGATATTATGTTACACCACAAGGAAATAAGTATCCTTCAGTTACAAGTGTAACGGGTATGTTAAATGCTAAGTGGATCAAGCAGTGGAGAAAGAATGTTGGTGAAGAAAAAGCTAATAAGATTTCTAGACAAGCTGCGGGTCGTGGTTCAAGATATCATTATCTTCAAGAAGATTTTCTGAACAACAAAGATATCTCAGAACAGTTATCTAAAGCAACACCATTAGATTTAATGATGTTCAATCAAACTAAATCACTAACAGAACAGATAGGTGATATCTATATGTTAGAAGGTGCTTTATATAGTGATGATCTTTGTATGGCAGGTAGAGTAGACTGTATTGCTGAATGGGGTGGTAAAGTATCTGTTATAGATTTTAAAACATCAACTAAAGCAAAGTCTCCAAGTAAGATTAAGAATTACTTCATGCAAGAAACAGCGTATGCTAAGATGTTTGAAGAAAGGTATCAAGTACCTGTTGAAAGAATAGTAACGATAGTGTCAGTAGAAGAAACTGGACAAGCTCAGTTGTTTGTTGAAAATCCTGACAGCTGGGTTGACCAGCTGTTAGGACTTCGTTCTCAGTACAAGACTGAATATGGTTTATAGTAGGAGTAGTGCCTAAGCTATATTACACTTCAATTTACATAGTAAACATTATGATCAGAACAGGAGAAAATACTCCTAATGTTACAAAGACCAATTCGATTACGCCGGTGGTTGCAGCTTTTACTTCTTCGCCGTGTCTACTCCATGATTGTTTAACATTCATTGGAGTATCCTTTATAAATAGTTATGTAAAATCATCATTAACTTTACGGTAAATATTTATAACATTTATAACCTTACATTCAGGACAATGATGATTAAAATTAAAAAATTCACAAAAAAGTAACAATGGCATATAGTAAAGAAGTAGTAGAAAGATTTGAATCAGTACTCAAAAATCCAGAACAACATTCAGTCGGAAGATTTGACCCTTCTGATCCTACTGTTATATCCGGTATGGTAGGAGCTCCGGCTTGTGGTGATGTTATGAAGTTAGATTTAAAAATGAAAGGTGATGTTATTGAAGATGTAAAGTTTAAAACATATGGTTGTGGTTCAGCAATTGCCTCAAGCACTATGTTTGTAGAAATGTTAAAAGGTAAAACAATAGAAGAAGCAAAAGCAATCAAAGATAAAGACATAGCTGACGCTCTTCAATTACCTCCCATAAAATTACATTGTTCAGTCTTAGCAGAAGAAGCTATACACAAAGCAATACAAAATTGGAAACCTATGATTGGTCACAACAGAGGACCGAATGACTAGAGCATTAGTATTGTATTGTTTGTTTTTTATATCTCACAATAACTATGGTATTGACGAAAGACAATACGGGATATTAAGAGCATTGAAACAAACAGAAGAATCAATGACACCAAAAACTTGACCTCACAGGATTCGGTAGTATAATAGATATATGATCTTAACTAAAAAGAAGTTTACAAACTCAGTTGAAGAATTAGTAATAGAAAAACATTTATCGTATATAGATGCTATCGTTTACTTTTGTCAACAGAATCATTTAGAACCTGATTCAGTCAAAGGATTGATAACTCCTCCCCTAAAAGAGAAAATCAAAGCTGAGGCTGTAAGTCTTAGATTTTTAAAAGAAGAATCAAACGCAAAATTACCAATATAATAATATACAATAAAATACAATAAAATAATATGAGACCACAAAGACAAAAATCTTATCATCAAAGAAAACATTTCAAGAAAAAGAGAAAACACGAAGGACCTATTCCTTTTGATGTCATGCTTAGACAGTTCAAGAAGAAGTGTGAAAGAGCTGGTATTGTAGCAGAAGTTCGTAAGAGAGAATATTACGAAAAGCCTGCTCAGAAAAGACAGAGAAAAAAGAAAGAAGCTATTCGTAGAGAACAACTCAATCAATTAAACAATAACACATTAGCCAGACCTAGATTATATTAATGACAAGTCGTGAAGGATTTGATGCTTACTGTTTGTACTTAGCTATCAATAATCATTTTCATACAGATTCGTATGATTTTTTTAAGTACAATGGTAAAGTACCTGTAAAGTTACCTGCATTTCTAAAAAGAAATGATAAGTATCACTTTGCTAAATTAGTTAGAGAACATGGTGATGAACTTAGAGATTTTCTAGTTGCTAATCTTTCACAACAAAAATACTATGTAAAAAATTTACTAGATCAAGAATGTGTTGATAACTACAAAGAGTTTAAAAAGAAGAAACAGAAATTGTCATATTGTGTCATACAAGATATGAAATATCTTAAAGAATCTTATGATGATATTAATCTAGTTTTAGAAAGTGAGAATGGTCAACACCCACCTTTATTAAAAGAATATTTAGGTAAGAAGATATATCCTGAGACAGTTATTTTCTTTGACCATATGTTTGGTGTATTTGGTGACTATGATGAACTAATACAAGAAACATTTATATGGCCAAAAGAGAGAGACAAGTTAATTAAGTTGAAACCGTTCGTAGAATTAGATAGATTAAAATTGAGAAAACAAGTTAGAGAAGTATGGCTGTAGCTTATATAATTGGAAATGGTCCTTCTAGAAAAGGATTAGATTTAGATACACTTGATGGTACTACATTTGGTTGTAACGCTTTGTATAGAGATTATAGTCCTGATTATCTAGTATCGGGTGATTCTAATATCATAAAAGAAATATGTAAGTCAGAATATCCTAAAGATAATAAATGTATATTTCCTGACTTTGATCCTATACCTAAAGATATGAAAGAGGTTATACTCATGTCTTTTGATCCTTCATTCGCTGTTAAAGAATCTGATTTAGATAGATGGAGTGAATGTTGGATATTCGGACTTCAAGATGATATATCAGATATCATGGAAGTTCATGTTGTGGGTGTTGACTCACAATGGAAAATAACGAACATGCAAGGTACAGAAGAAGACTCTAGATTTAGTGTTAACTTCTTTGCTGGAAGTCAAGCTATGGCTCAGGCTTCTATAATGGGTTTTGATGAAGTATGTCTTGTTGGTTTCGATTCAATATGGAACTTTCAAGAAGATACTTATCAGAATATCTATGCTGGTACTAATGCCTATGAAAGAGAGAAAGAAACTTCTCGCTTGAGGGTTGGTACTGATAATCCTAACTCACTATTAGGAACTCAAGAAGCACAGATAAAGAAAGTGATTGACAGATTTGAAAATGTCAATTATACTATATATAATGACGGAATTAAAAAACCGTTAACATACGATAGTTTTATATAATGAATAAAGTGGATAATATAATAATACAATTAAATACAAGGAGATAAAATGTCATTTAATGAATTAAAACGCAGTCGAGGCGGATTCGACAAACTTCAAACTGCTCTGGAATCAGAGACTTCAGAAAAGAAATCCTATGGTGACGATAGATACTGGAAACCAGAACTAGATAAATCTGGTAATGGTTACGCTGTCCTTCGTTTCTTACCAGCATCTAATGGAGAAGAACTTCCATGGGTCCAATATTGGGATCATGGTTTTCAAGGTCCAGGTGGTTGGTTAATAGAGAAATCTTTGACAACACTTAATCAAAATTGTCCGATAAGTGAGTACAATACTCAACTATGGAACAGTGGTGATGAAGCACAAAAGGATCAAGCTAGAAAACAAAAAAGAAGGTTACATTATGTAGCTAATGTTCTTGTTGTTTCTGATCCAACGCATCCTGAGAACGAAGGTAAAGTTATGCTTTATCGTTTCGGTAAAAAAATCTTTGAGAAGATCAAAGATGTAATGCAACCTCAGTTCGAGGACGAGAAACCTGTAAATCCATTTGATATGTGGGAAGGTGCTGACTTTAAACTTAAAGTTAGAAAAGTAGATGGATATTGGAACTATGATAAATCAGAGTTCGCAAGTCCTGCTCCTATCTCAGAAGATGATTCTGTTTTAGAAGGTATCTACAACAAGCAACATTCTCTAGCAGAGATTATTGCACCTGATCAATTTAAATCTTATGATGAATTAAAAGCTCAGTTAGATAGAGCTTTAGGATTATCAGGTAGTGAAGCGTCAACAGCAACAGCTGAATCAATCGCAGAAGATAATACTGTTGGTTTAACAGCAACTGCTGACGAGACACCTTGGGCTGAAACACCAGCACCAGCAAGTACTTCTAGTAACTCAAAAGATGATACTATGAGTTATTTCGAAAAACTTGCTAATGATCAGTAATAGAGTTATAAATACTATAACCTAATTCAGGAATATGGGAGTAACCTTCGTGTCAGGTTACGAGTCTTCAATGTGATCTAATGAAGACGGGACGGTTAAGAATGGGGATTCTTGACATTCAATGAGGAAAGATATCTGAAGCGGCAGGAGATATCGGAATTAACAGCGGGAAGCGGGGCTAGTTTTTTCACCTATTGAGCTAAGGCTAATCTATGACTAAATTCGTCTGATACTCTTTGTCTCGATGGTACTGATTTTTTAGTATTAGAAACAGATTGATTATTAATCTGTACATTATTTTTAACAGCGTCTCTCTCCTCTGATCTAGACTTATACTCAACATCTCTAAAAGCTTCTGTAGTAGCATCTGATTGTGCTTGAAGTTCTTCACCTTTTAATTGTTCAGCTTCGATTCTAGCTACAGAACCTTGCATCGATTCATTGAAAGCTCTATTAAATGCTTCTGCTGGTGATTCACCACCAGGTAAGAAAGCACCAACAGCAGCTGCTGATCCTGATGCTACAGCTTTAGGAAACGCTGTAATTTTCATGAAGATTGTTTTTATTTTATTCAACGCTCTAGATACTAGACCACTAAAGTATTCGCTCAAGTCTATTGAGTTCCATAGGTCTTTGATATATTGAATAGAATCAAGAACACCATCACCAATATTTGTAAATAAGTTTTTAAACATATCTTGGAAAGAGAATTCTTCTAAAGCTGTCATGTCGAATCCCATCTTATCACCAATCCATGTTACTGCTGATTTGAGTAAGTCTAATGGCCAACCAATTAAATATGAAGTAACACCACCTAAGAATCCTAGTATACCACCAAAGATTTGTGATACTATACCTTCACTTGAATATCTTTCATATTGTGACATTGAATTTTTAAGACCTTCATACAATGTAAACAATACAGTTATTGGGAAGAATATCTTTCCTAGAAGTTTACCAAATTGACCAACTTTAGATAATAGACCTGTTATAGTTTTTACTACTGGTTGAATTGCTTTACCTACTTTACCAAGTGGTTGAAAAAAACTTTTTATTCTATTACCAAAAGTAGTAATCTTACCACCCATTGCTTGGAAGTTTTTTAAAGCTTTTGTATTTAAAGATTTTGATAGATTAGTTAGTTTAAAGAAAGCTGCTGTTCTAGCAAGAGCTTGTTGAAACCCACCAATGAAACCTTTTATGAAAACACTAAGAGCTGTAGTTAAACCAATAAATAATGTTTTACTAAAAGCTTTTGTATTTTTTCCCATAATCTCAGCTGCTTTACCACCTTTATCTTTAACATTACCTAGTAATTCTTTTGCTCTACTCTTAGCACTTGCTATCTTATCTCTTGCTTTTTCATAAGCAAACTTTACTTTTTCAAAACTAAAAGCTTGAATAGTTTTTAATAGTAATTTAGATGCAACTGATTTAAGAAATGTAAGAGCTGTTTCAACACCAGGTATTGCTGTTAAAGGTGCAAAGGCAACACCCAACTTACCGATATCGTTACTAAATGCATCTTTAGTATTACCTAATATATCAGCATTCTTTTGTAAACTTTCGTAAGTGTTTTTAAATCCTTCAGTAAATCTTTCAGATAAAGTCTTTGTATTTGTTTCAGCTTTTTGTATTACTTCACCGAGTTTACTAATTATCCCATCATCTCTTTTTGATGCATCTTTAGAACTTTGTACTATTTTATTAGTAGCTTTGTCTAATGATTTACTATTAGCATTTTTAGCACTTTCAATACTTTTATTTACTGGTTCATCAGCCATTGTTTACTTACTTCTTGTTATCTGATTCGTGTT